GAGGGTTATGTATCCATCACAGATGGGCTTACTTACCTTGAGAATGCAGAGCTACTTGCAGGTCACAACATCCAAGGCTTCGACTTCGGTGCTTTGGAAAAGCTGTACGGTTTTGCGTACACCGGTGAGATTCATGATACGTTGATTATGTCCCGGCTCGTCTGGCCAGACCTCAAGAACAACGACTTCAGTTACATCAAGAAACCCCAAGGTTCTGAGTTTCCTCGGCAGCTGATAGGGTCTCATGGTCTGAAGGCGTGGGGATTGAGGCTGGGTAACCACAAGGATGAGTATGATGGCGGGTGGGCTGAATGGTCAGAAGAAATGCAAAGCTATTGTGTCCAAGACTGTCGTGCCAACCTAACATTCTACAACTTCATCATGTCGAAGAAGCCCAGCGCACAGGCGGTTAAACTAGAGCATGACTTTGCTCACGTTATCCGCAAGCAAGAGAAGCATGGCTTTCATTTCAATGAGGCAGAGGCGCACAATCTTCTAGCTAAGTTGCAGGGTCGTCAAGCTGAACTTGAAGTTGAACTACAATCAGCCTTCGAACCTTGGGAAGTCCGAGAGCCATTCGTACCAAAGGTCAACAACAAGACCAGAGGCTACGTCAAAGGCGTGAAGACCTACAAGGTGAAAGAGATTGTGTTCAACCCTGCTAGTCGTGACCACATCGCAGACAGATTGCAAAAGCTACGGGGTTGGACCCCTGTGGCGTGGACGGATCAGGGCAAAGCAAAAGTAGACGAAGCGGTATTGGCAGAACTTGAATACCCTGAAGCTAAACTCCTGAATGAATACTTGATGCTCAACAAACGGATCGGTCAGCTAGCTGTCGGTCAGAATGCTTGGCTCAAGATGGTAAAGAATGGAAAGATACATGGACAAGTTAATACCAATGGTGCCGCCACTGGGCGCTGCACACACAACAGGCCCAACATTGCGCAATGTCCCAGTGTCGGAGCGCCCTACGGAACTGAGTGCAGATCGTTATTCCATGCACCGGCTGGTTACTCGCTTGTGGGTGCCGATCTTTCTGGACTCGAACTCCGATGCCTAGCCCACATGATGGCTCGGTACGATGATGGTGCCTACTCAGATGTAGTGGTGAACGGAGATATCCATTCCGTTAATCAGGCAGCTGCAGGATTACCTACGCGTTCCAATGCAAAAGTATTTATCTACGGATTTTTGTATGGCGCAGGTCCGGCTAAGATCGGGTCCATCGTAGGTGGGTCTGATAAAGAAGGTAAGCAGCTTATCAATAAGTTTATGAAAGCTACTCCCGCCATCAAGGAACTACGCCTAGCCATTGCAGCTGCCGTTAAGAAGAACGGTCACCTGCGTGGGTTGGACGGTAGGGTCTTACAGGTACGAAGTGAACATGCAGCACTCAACACTCTCTTACAGAGTGCCGGTGCCGTACTAGCCAAGCAGGCCACAGTATTCCTGTACGAAAATCTAACCGTTAAAGGCTACAAGTGGGGCGAGGACTACGCACAAGTAGCTCACGTCCATGACGAAGTACAACTCATAGCTCGAAAGGAGATTGCTGATGACATCGGATCAGAAGCAGTTAAATCTTTTCAGCTTGCCGGAGAACACTTTAACTTCAGATGTCCAATCACAGGCGAATACAAAGTCGGTGACCATTGGGCAGACACGCACTGATCGACCACACTCAATAAAGATGAGAGCCTTTGTACAGCAACGCAAGCGAGACTTAGTTGAGTACAAGGGTGGATCATGTGAACGGTGTGGTGAAGAGTACCATCCAAACGTCTATGACTTCCATCACCACGATGGGATGCAAAAGAAATTTGGTATGTCTCAAGCAAGCTTCCAAAGGTCATGGGTAAGCCTGATCGAGGAAGCGAACAAATGTCACCTACTCTGTGCCAACTGTCATCGTGAAGTTCATACTTACAACATCCCAAAGTTTATCAAAATCTAACTGTTAAGGACTACATATGCTAGACGTTTCTTACATGGCCCATCACGGGTCAGACGATTTGGTCGTGGATGCTGCACGGGTTTCATTCTCCAAGCAAGCTGATAACTACGGCGAAGGTCGCAACCAAAGCCTCATCTCTTTCCTTGCGAGAGAGAAACACCTCCACCCCTTCTCCCATCCTCAAGCCACCTTCCGGTGTTCCGCACCAATCTTCGTGAGCCGACAACTGGCAAAGCACCAAGTGGGTGGGACATGGAATGAAGAGAGCCGCCGGTACATCAAGACCTCACCATCATACTGGAAGCCTGATTTCTTTCGGGCATCTGCAGCTGACGTAAAGCAAGGCTCATCCTCCGAACCACACCGCAGGTCCGAGGAGTTCATCGATGAATACCACGACATCTGCATCGATGCGATTGCTACATACAATAAGATGGTGGCGCTGGGCATCTGTGCTGAACAAGCTCGGGCAATCCTTCCGCAAGGTGCCATCACTGAGTGGGTATGGACCGGCAGTCTTCTGTTCTGGTCTCGCGTTTATAACCTACGGATCAAGCCAGACACACAAAAAGAGACCAGACATTTTGCTGAGTTACTCGGTGAACAGCTGGCCTCTTTGTATCCTTATTCATGGGAGGCTCTGACCAATGGATGAAGATGATGAAGCTAAGGTCACAGAAATATTAGAGATGCCACTCGGTCACCTGATCCAGATGCTCTCACAAAGTGATGAAGATGACTTCGACATGACCATAGGTTTCTCTGACGTAGTTGTCAGAGTTTTCATCACACTTTTACCAGAAGGAACCATGCAATGAAATTTCTTATTGATGCTGACATCGTGGCTTTCAAAGCTTCAGCAAGCACCGAGCGACCCATAGATTGGGGCGATGGTATGTGGACCCTACATGCTTTCGAGCATGAGGGCATTGAGTATATACATTCGTATCTACATAAGATCGTGAATACTCTGGGTGATGGCGAGTTTAGTCTATTTCTCACCGACCCTGAGAACTGGCGCAAAGAAGTATTGCCCAGCTACAAGTCTAATCGCAAAGGTCAGCGTAAACCGCTCACTCTACAGCCGTTGCGGCAATACATGCTCGATAACATGAGAGCGGTCATGGTTCCTTCGATGGAAGCCGATGACCTTCTGGGCATCACCGCCACCAACGAGACTGACTGTGTGATTGTCTCGGAAGATAAAGACCTAGCAACCATTCCCTGTCAGCTGTTCAATCCCGCAAAGGATGAGGCAGTACGCACCATCTCAGAGTTTGACGCAGACTACCTGCATATGAAGCAAACCCTGACAGGTGACCCAGTGGATGGCTATGCGGGTCTTGCTGGCTGTGGTGATAAAACAGCCGAAAAAATTTTGGACGGTTGCGAGACAGTCAAGGAGATGTGGGCAGCGGTTGTCCAAGCTTACTCCAAAAAGAAACTCTCAGAAGAGGTTGCACTAACACAGGCACGGGTCGCTCGTATCTGCCGTGCATCTGATTTTGATTTCAACACAGGAAAGGTAATTCTATGGAAGCCCCCGACATAGTAAATAATCCAGATCATTACACTCGGTTCACCATCCAACCCATCGAGTTCATCACTGAGAACGAACTGCCTTGGCACACCGGTAATATAGTTAAGTACGCGCTCAGGGCTGGCTTTAAACTTTACCCCGGCAAGGGGCCAGAAGAGAGTGAGATTATCGATCTTCAGAAAGTAATCCGAAACGCTCAAGTTCGTATAGATCATTTAAGGATCGATACATGATGAGCAAGTTCTATGTGATATCCACTAAAACCTGCAAGTTCTGTGAGGAAGCTTACAACCTCCTTGAGCAAGAAGACTTAGACTTTACGATTGTATACCTAGAAGACGATCCATGTATGCGGACGCTGCTACAGATGGCAGACCTAAACACAGTACCTCAAATCTTCAAGCCAGACGGTGAACACCTCGGAGGTTATGCAGACCTTAAAGTTCTAATAGGTCGCTAATGTTCACGGTGGAGTTTGACGCAGACGCCACCATCATCACATCACTAGACGATCAAGGAGACCTCGAAGACTTGGAAGTTATCCAAGACGAAAGGTTCGTATTCCTACGTCAGTGGGACGAATACTCGGGAGAGTATCAAGTCCTGATGATTACCCCCAACCAGTTCCAAGACATCATCGCTGCACAGGAATGCAGTGAGGGTGCATATCATTTAAGGATCAAAGACCATGGGCTTTAATATGGACAAGTACCAAAAGCTAGCTGCGACAACCGCAATATATCCACAAGAAAAAGCTTTGGAATATTTAACACTCGGCCTCACTTCTGAGGTCGGGGAACTGACAGGTAAGATTGCCAAGTGGTATCGTAAAGACAACGCATACCCACACGCAGATGTCATGGATGAACTAGGCGATGTACTATGGTTCGTCAGCGAACTGGCACGGCAGCACAATCAATCCCTCTCAGTATTAGCACAAAAAAATTTAGATAAGTTGGCCTCTCGCATGGAACGCGGGACGCTGCAGGGAAGCGGTGATAATAGATGAGTGACATTCGAGCAAGCGTGGTAACACGCAGAACATACAACCGGCCTCTCAATGACGAAGGCACAGTCTTTGAAACTTGGGAGCAAACTGTGGACCGAGTGATCGGCCACCAGCAATGGCTGTGGGAACGAGCCAAAACAGATAAACTTAACCAAGGTGAACTTGGTGAACTGAATGAGTTCCGCGAACTAATGCTTGCTCGAAAAGCTTTGACCTCTGGCCGCACACTTTGGCTGGGTGGTACAGATGTGGCGAAGAAACATGAGGCATCACAGTTCAACTGTAGCTTCGGTAAGATCGAGACAGTCCATGATGTAGTAGATGCCTTCTGGCTACTCCTGCAGGGATGTGGTGTGGGCTTCGAGCCTGTGGTTGGTACTCTCAATGGTTTCGCGAAAGAAACTGAAATTGAGACATTCCGGTCCAGCCGCACAACCAAAGGCCGTGAGGGTAACTTAGCAGAGACTCGGACCATAGGTGACCTGCGTATATACAAGCTATCTATCGGTGACAGCGCGAAAGCTTGGGCGAAAGCTTTAGGTAAACTGATGGCTCTTAAAGAACCTGTAGACAAGATCATCTTGGACTACACAGAAATCAGACCAGCTGGCACACGCCTGAAAGGTTACGGCTGGATTAGCTCGGGTGATGATACACTTCACATCGCACTGGGCCGCATCTGTGACATCATGAATAAACGTGCAGGACAACTACTGACCCGCATGGATATCCTAGATGTGCTGAACCACATGGGTACTACACTATCCTCTCGGCGTTCTGCAGAGATTGCTGTGATGCCTGTGACAGATGCAGAGGTCGATGAGTTTATCTCAGCTAAGAAAGACTTCTGGCTGCATGACAATGCTCACCGGCAGCAATCTAACAACAGCCTAATGTTCTGGAACAAGCCTACCAAGTGGGAATTGTCCTACATCTTCGATCGTATGGTTGAGGCTGGTGGCTCTGAGCCGGGGTTCATTAACGCAGAAGCTGCAAAGAAACGCGCCCCCCACTTCAAGGGAGTTAACCCGTGCGCGGAGATATTGTTAGGAAACAAGAGCTTTTGCAACCTAGTCGAAATTGATTGGGGTAAATACCTCAACGACTTCGAGGGACTTAAAAAGGCTGTATACTTAGCAGCCCGTGCAAACTACCGGCAGACTTGTGTAAACTTGGATGATGGTATCTTGCAGCGATCATGGCACGAGTTGAATGAGTTCCTGCGTCTATGCGGTGTAGGTGCTACAGGTATCGTGAAGTTCTTGGACCACAATAAACACAAGAACATCCAATCGATGCTACAACAGCTACGCGCGTCAGCCAGAAATGGCGCCAACCGCATTGCTGATGAACTAGGTCTACCTCGGCCTAAGCTAGTCAGCACAGTAAAACCAAGTGGAACCCTGAGTAAAATCATGTCCACTACAGAGGGGGTACACAAACCTCTCGGCAAGTATCTCTTTAACAATGTGACCTTCTCTAAGCATGATCCAATCGTACCGATCATGACCGCAGCTGGTTATACTGTAATCGAGAAACCATTTGAACCTGACAGCGTGTTGGTTACCTTCCCGGTTGCCTATGATGATGTACAGTTCGAAGAGGTTGATGGTAAGTTTGTAAACCTTGAGACAGCTGTAGAACAGTTAGACCGCTACAAGCTTATGATGGACCATTATGTAGATCATAACTGTTCTGTCACTATCAGCTATGACCAAGCAGAAATCCCCTTAATCATTGAGTGGATTTTAAACAACTGGGATAGTTATGTGGGTGTATCATTCATCTACCGCAACGATCCTACAAAGACCGCTGCAGACTTGGGCTATGCCTACCTGCCACAAGAGGTCGTAACTAAAGAGACTTACGATGCGTATGTCTCAACACTTGCAGAAGTAGACATCGAGAATGCCAATTCCTTTGATGAGTTGACTGACGATGAATGTGCAACAGGGGCATGCCCCATCCGTTAAGGTAAAATAATGCGAAAGAAATCCACTTACAAACGTAAGCAGGAGGAAGTTGAGGTTGTGCGCGGTCCCCGTGTGCAGCCTCTTCTTGCTATGAACCCTGCCCAACAAAACTATATGGACTGTATTGCGAGGTTCCCCCAGACATTTGTCACGGGACCGGCAGGTACAGGCAAGACCTATATAGCTGCGGCTATAGCTGCGGATATGTTCAACGCCCATACAATTCACAAGGTAATCTTAACACGCCCAAACATTCCTGCAGGTAAATCTCTAGGATATTTTGCAGGGACCATTGAGGAGAAGATTGCGCCTTGGGTTATTCCGCTCACTGAGGTTCTGGAAGCTCGACTAGGTAAGGGCAGGTTCGAGGTAGCCCGTAAGCGGAATGATATCGAGATTGTCCCATTCGAGGTTATGCGTGGCCGATCTTTCAATAATGCTTTCGTCATTCTTGATGAAGCGCAGAACTTAACACCACATGAAATGAAGATGTTCCTGACCCGTATAGGTGAGGACAGCAAAGTCATCGTGAATGGGGATATATCCCAGCACGACCTTCAGGGTACTAGCGGTCTCAAGACTGCTATCGACCTTATGCATAAACACAACATACCTGCAGCGCACTGTAACTTCACACATGAAGATGTAGTTCGCTCGGGTATCTGTGCGATGTGGACCAAGGCCTTTGATTAGGTTGCACTATAGAGGATTATTAAATGTTTCCTTTCATATCTAAAGAACTACTAGATGAACTCAATTCCCGTTTCCTTGTTCAAGCACCACAATATCTTGAACAGCATGATATACTCATGTGGCGAGGTGGTCAGCGTTCAGTCGTAGATTTCATTCAAACACTTTACGAAGAACAAGAAGCTTCAAAACTAGGAGAATAATTATGTGCTTTGGCGGATCAGCCCCAACACCAGCACCAGCACCACCCCCAGCGGCCCCACCCAGTGCGAACCCTGTCATGACAAATATGTATGACCCGAGTTCCCCAGAGAGTGGCATGGCAGCTGAAAAGGGTGCGGTATCCAATAAGGCTGCGGGAACCTCGCAACTGAAAGTAGACTTAGACCCAACCGTTTCCAACATAGGAAAAGGTACAGGACTACAGATTAATAAGTGAGACACTGAATGAGTATGGGAACCGCAGAAGCGCGTTACCGTCAACTCGAACAGACACGCCAATCTTATTTAGATCGAGCCAGAGATTGTTCTGAGCTAACTATTCCCTCGCTAATCCCACCAGATGTCCATAACGAAACGAGTGACTTGTATACTCCTTTCCAAGGTATCGGTGCGCGAGGTGTGAATAACCTAGCTTCGAAACTTTCTTTGGCTTTGATGCCACCTAACTCCCCGTTCTTCCGCTTTATGGTTGAGCCTTACACTCTTAAAGAGATGGCTCAAGATGATGCGGCTCGTACCTCAATTGAACAGCAATTGGGTGAGTATGAACGGGCAGTTATGTCAGAGATTGAAACGTCTGGTGATAGAGTTGCGGTGCATGAAGCATTAAAACACTTAATTGTCGGAGGTAATGTCCTACTCCATGTTGGACCCGATAAAACCAGAGTAATACACCTAGATAGTTATGTAGTTTCTCGCGCTCCCAACGGAGAGATACTGGAGATTGTAGTGGTAGAGCATGTCTCTCCCAACGCTCTGGACAAAGCGACAGCCGCAAACATCTCAGGTAAGCTTGAGGGTGATGAGAAGACTGTGGAAGTCTATACACACATCGAGCGGAAGAATGCGTTCTACAACGTGTACCAAGAGTGTAAGGGGACAGTAGTAACCGGCACTAAAGGTAAATATAAAGAAGGCTCAGTACCTTTCCTCCCCTTGCGGTTCTCCCGCATTGATGGTGAGGATTATGGTCGAGGCTTTGTAGAAGAACTTCTAGGCGACTTACGTTCTCTTGAAGGATTGTCACAGGCAATCGTCGAGGGTGCAGCGGCAGCGGCCAAGGTTCTCTTCATGGTGAACCCTAACGGCACAACCCGCATGCGTACAATCGCTCAAGCTGAGAATACAGCAATCATTGAGGGTAATCGTAACGATGTATCAGTCCTGCAAATGGATAAGTTTAACGATTTCCGTGTGGCTTATCAGGCAATGCAGGGAATTGAAGAACGCTTATCACAGCAATTTATGCTTCAATCTTCTGTTCAACGAAACGGAGAGCGAGTTACAGCGGAAGAAATTAGATACCTCGCAGGAGAACTAGAGGATACCCTATCAGGTATTTATTCGATCCTGTCACAGGAATTCCAACTCCCTTACGTTAACCGCAAGATTGATGTACTGACCAAGGCCAAGAAGCTGCCAAAGCTACCAGACAATGTGGTGAAACCCACCATCGTTACTGGCATGGAAGCACTGGGTCGGGGGCATGACCTCCGTAAACTGGATCTGTTTATCCAAGGTATGACACAAGCTCTTGGACCAGAGGTCTTACAGCAATACGTCAACCTCCAAGATTACATCAAACGTCGAGCCACGGCTCTCGGTATCGAGACAGAAGGTTTGATAAAAACTCAAGAACAAATAGCGCAAGAAATGCAACAGGCACAGATGCAACAGATGATGATGCAAGCTGGTCCCGGTGCCGTTCAAGAAGGCGCAAAAGCACTAGGAAACTCTTATGTTGAAAGCCAAAGACAGCAAGGCAGTGGAGAAGGCGAAGGCTAAAGAAGCTGCACCTGAAAAGAAACCACTGGCTGCACCCGCCATCTCTAACGGTTCATCCACAATCAAACGGATCGATCACTAAATATGGCAGAAACAATCACAATCACAGAAGACGAAACTGGCCCTGACGCACCCGTTGCGGAGGATAACCAATCTGAACGTCCAGAATGGTTGCCAGAAAAGTTTAACTCACCAGAGGATTTAGCAAAGTCCTACAGTGAACTTGAGAAGAAACTCTCAGGATCGACAGACACAGCCGCAGAGCCATCTGATACGGATGGAGAGCCGCAAGGTCAGTCAGAACCTGTAAGCTTCGAGAAGTTCTCTGAGGAATTTGCAAGCTCTGGCGAGTTAAGCGCAGATAGTTTCACCGAGTTAGAAGCTATGGGTTACCCCAAAGAAATGGTGGAAACCTACATCAACGGAATGAACGCTGCACAAACCGCAGATGCTACCCAAGTTATGGGAGTCGTAGGCGGTGAGGAAGGCTACAAAGAGTTGACAGATTGGGCGCGAGACTCGCTCGATACAAAAGAACTAGAACTCTACAACCAGATGGTTGGGACAGGTACAGATAACGCAAAGATGGCAGTCGAATGGTTGGTGTCTAAGCGTGAAGCATTAGAAGGCTCTGAGCCTACGTTGCTTGCCGGTAAGGCATCTGCTCCTGCCAAGGATGAGTTCCGCAGCACAGCGGAAGTTGTGTCTGCAATGAAAGACCCCCGATACGGCAAGGACACCGCATACACTAAGGATGTGGAAAATAAGCTGGGGCGGTCTTCGGTATTTTAAAAGGAGATTAGGATGCCAAAAGGTAAGGGTACTTACGGTACAAAACGTGGTCGTCCACCAAAGAAAAAGTAAACCTTCCGGCGGGGTGTCAGGTATCAACTGCGCCCCGTCAATTTACAAAGGAAAGATTATGACAGCTAAAAAGGGCTTATACGCAAACATACACGCCAAACAAGCACGCGGTGGAAAGCCTCGTAAGGTTGGCGCAAAGGGCGCACCTTCGGCAAAAGATTTTAAGAATGCAGCTAAGACTGCAAAAAAGAAATAACTAGTACACCTTCTTAGGTGGCTGAGACTATCGATAATGAACGACTAGGCCGGATGCGTCCGACAACCCTGACAAGTAATGAACGACAGTCATTCTCAATCTAGAATATTTTTCCATAGGATAAGAAAATGACAAACGTAACTGCATCCCGTCTAGGTGTTGTCAATAAGGCGACCCCAACGGATTTCGCATCAGAGAACAACCTGTTCCTGAAAGTCTTTGCTGGTGAAGTTCTCACCGCATTTGACGAAACAAACGTAATGAAAGACCTGCACACTTCCCGCACAATCGCGTCCGGTAAGTCAGCATCTTTCCCAGTGACCGGTAAAGCCAACGCTGCTTACCACACTGTAGGTACTCCATTGTTGGGTACACAGAAAATTGCTCACAATGAGATTGTTATCAACATCGATGACGTTCTGATTGCTGATACATTCATCGCAAATATCGATGAAGCCAAAAACCACTACGATGTGCGTGCTGAGTATAGCCGCCTCTTGGGCATGGCTTTGGCTAAAGAATTTGACACACGCACAATGCGCGTAGGTCTCTTGGGCGCACGTTCATCTGCGACCATCTCCGGCGGTAACGGCGGTACAACTTTGGTATCTGCAAACGCTGGTACAACTGGTGCGGCTTTGGCCGCTGCTATCTTTGACGCTGCGAAAGCAATGGATGAGAAAGACGTTCCAGAAAATGAGCGCGTAGCTATCGTAGCTCCTGCACAGTATTACAACTTGGTCCAAGAGACTTCTGTAATCAACCGTGATTGGGGTGGAGCCGGTGTATACGCCGAGGGTACAGTTCTGAAAGTTGCTGGCATCGAGATTGTTAAATCTAACAACTTGCCAACAGCTAACGTAGCTGCAGTATCCGGCGAGAATAACACCTACTCAGGTGACTTCTCCAATACCGTAGCTCTGGTTATGCAGAAGCAGGCTATTGGTACAGTCAAATTGATGGACCTCGCAGTAGAGCGTACATCTGGTGACTTTGAAGTCATGTACCAAGGTACACTCATGGCTGCTAAGTACGCAATGGGCCACGGTGTCCTGCGTCCTGAGTGCGCGGTAGAAATTACCACGGCTTAGTAATATTTCGGGCGGGTCCAATACTGGGCCTGCCCATTTTTTTCTAACAAAATGAGATAATCATGACCAATAGAACTTCCGCCGATAAGAAATATGCAAATGGCACCACATACCGCTCTAACGGCAAAACTGTAAAGCGTACATCCGCTAAAGGTACGAAACGTGCTGACGCATACTGCGCTCGTTCTAGCGGTCAAAAATCAACTGCTAAAGTTCAGGCTCGTCGTAAGGCTTGGGGCTGTCGCGGTAAGAAATCAGTATGAGGACATCATGACCAAACCAACGTCCATGACCGAATTAGAAGCGGTCAACGTCCTACTCACTACTATCGGTGAGGCACCCGTCAACACACTCGATGGAAACCAAGTGACTGACGTATCCATAGCCAAGCAAGTCTTGAACGAGGTTAGCCGTGCAGTTCAAGCACAAGGCTGGCACTTTAACACAGAAGATGGTGTAAAACTTACACCCGACACTTACAATCAACTTGTGGTTCCGAATGATGTAGCCCGTATCGATGCTGATGATTTCAACCTAGTAATACGGGATGGCCGACTATTCGACCTAGATGCTCGAAGCCTCACATTCACATCAGCTATTACGGTAACTATAGTTTACTATCAAGACTTCTCGGTTCTCCCAGATGTCGCAAAGAAATATATCACCACACGCGCAGCGCGTATCTATTCGGATCGTATGCTGAACTCTGAATCCATCCACCAGATGGTCCGTAGGGATGAGCAATCCGCTCTGATCGACCTCAAGGAATTTGAAGGCGATACTGCAGACTACAACATGATGGATAGCTATTCAGTATCCCGCGTTATGAACCGTGGATTTAATCGAAGGATACTGTGATGGGCCTAATTAGTTCTGCCATCCCTAACCTAGTGCAAGGCGTTTCTCAGCAATCACCGGCGCTCCGTCTGTCTTCACAGGCAGAGCTAATGGAGAATGCATTTCCTTCACTTGTTGAGGGGCTACAAAAGCGACCACCGCTGGAAAACGTAGCGGTAATGAATACCTCGGAAACTATTGGATCATTTAGTCATCTTATAAACCGAGATACAGCCGAGCGTTACTTTTTATTTATTAACGCTTCTAACGCAATTTCAATATATGATTTAGATGGTGTGGCAAAGACTGTCACATATCCAGATGGTACTTCTTATTTAAACAGTACCACACCAGCTACTGACTTCCGCGCAGTCACTGTAGCCGACTACACATTTATAGTTAACACATCGCAAACAACAGCGATGTCTAGCGCGTTGACCCCACTCTACCCCTACACTGGTCTCATCTCTGTTAAGCAGGGTGACTACAACCAGCGGTACACAGTGTACCTTGATGGTGCTGTAGCAGTTAACATCGAGACCTCTGCGACTAATCAGATCCAGACTAGGACTGACGATATAGCTACCCGGCTCTCAGATGGTATAAACCTAGTTACAGGCTTCACGGCCCGTGCAGATGGTAGTACGGTTGTTATAACGAAGACCGGTAACGCTGAATTTGATCTAGCTACTTATGATAGCTTAGGAGATGAGGGGCTATCAGCCACTGTAGGAACCGTACAGCGTTTCGACGAACTACCTAACAAAGCCCCTGAAGGTTACATTGCTCATGTTCAGGGTGACCAGACAAATGACTTTGACGATTACTATGTCAAGTTTGTATCTGATAACGGAACCCAAACGAAGATCGGTGAAGGTACATGGATCGAGTGGGTAGAACCTAACATTGAGTACGAAATTGATGCGGCAACAATGCCCCATCTCTTGATACGTCAACCGGATGGCTCATTTACATTTGAGGTAGCTGAGTGGGGCGATAGGGCTGTAGGTGATTTAACATCTGTACCTAATCCCTCCTTCATTGGCCGAAAGATTTCAGACGTATTCTTCTTCCAAAACCGGCTAGGTTTCCTTGCTGGTGAGAATGTTGTGATGTCGAGGACTTCAGAATACTTTGACTTCTTCGCAACCACCGCAAGAACAC